GTAGATGTCATATTCGGCAAACATTTCTCTGCCTAGTGCAGCACCGTCTTTTACATTATAATCACAAATAGCATCGTACCATTCTTTGCGATGGTTGTGTCTATCTGCATAGCACTCTTCTTCGTTATTGTAATTGTACTTGTTTTTTAGGTCATCATAAATGAATAATTTTGAACAAAACTGACTACTACTTTCAAACGTATAACCAAACTCATCACGAAGTATTTCGCACACAGTATCTTTGCCGTGTCTTCCGTGACCTATTACTAATAACTTTTTCTTCATAGTGTTATATTAACACAATTAGCAATTTTGTCAACCATTAAACTCCTAGATAACGGCTAAAAACCGGTGTTTTACAAGGGTATGGATAAATATTGTTAGCAACAAAAATACCCATGAGGAGACATAGAATGGCATTAACATCACCAGGTGTACAGGTTAGCGTTATTGACGAGAGTTTTTACACTCCGGCAGAACCAGGCACAACACCTTTAATTTTCATTGCTACAAAGCAAAATAAAAAGAATCCAGGCGGCACTGGTATTGCACCAGGTACAACAAAAGCAAACGCAGGTAAAGTATATTTGATGAGTTCACAACGTGAATTGTCAGAAACTTTTGGCGATGCATTGTTTTATTCAGATGCAAGTAATAATATGATTCACGCAGGTGAACAAAACGAATACGGATTACAAGCAGCATATAGTTATCTTGGCGTAGCTAATCGAGCATATGTTGTAAGAGCCGATGCAGACCTTAGCGAACTAACAGGCAGTGCAACCGAAGTTGCTGGAGATCCTGCTGATGGTTCTTGGTGGTTTGACACAGACGATACAAGCTACGGCATTTTTGAATGGAACGGCGAAGCTGCTAGTGTTACTAACGGACAAAGTTTTGTAAACAAAGTTCCAACAGTAATTACTGACACTTCAAAAGTTGTTAATTATGCTGGATCAGATTTTACTCCAAAAACTAGCGTAGGCGCAGTAGGCGATTATGCTATTGTTGCTGTAACAAATACAAATCGCCTATGGTATAAAAATTCAACAGGTGCATGGGTAGAAGTAGGTTCTAATGCTTGGATTGCAAGTTGGGCATTTGTTTCAGGTACAGCAGGTTCAACACCTAGTGGAACAGGTAACATTGTATTTACAATCGACGGAACACCAACAACAGTTACAACTACAGGTACAACATTAAACCAAGTAGTAAGCGATATTAATGGCGATGCTGGTGCCCAAGGCGAAGGCATTAGTGCTACCGCAACAGGTAACAAACTAAACTTGTTTTATAACGGTTCAGCAGGCTCACAAAGTGTTGTACTAAGTGAAACAGCTAGTGTGCTAACCGATTTTGGAATTACACCAGGCACATTTAGAGCACCAGAACATACTATTGCTGCACACACAAGCGTACCAGAATGGAAAAGTAGAGATACAACACCACGTCCAACAGGAAGTGTCTGGCTAAAATCAACTAATCCAAACCTAGGCGCAGCGTACAGTGTAAAACAGTATAGTGCATCATCAGATAGTTGGACAACAGTTTCAGCACCATTACACGCAACTAATCACGCAGCAATTGCATCAATTGATACAACTGGCGGCGGAGCAAATATTGCTGCTGGTGCAGTATATGCAAGAACAAACGTAGCCGAAGATACTCGTCCGCGTGGTTCAGTACAACTTATGGTAAGACAAGCAACAGGCGCAACTAGTATTACAAGTGCTGCAATTACAGCAAGTACATATACAGCAGCATCGCATGATTTTACAATTAGTGAATCGATTACTGGTAGTGCAACTATGTCAACACCAGTAACTATTACATTTACTGCAACAGCAGCAACTACAGATGCTGATGTAATGGCAGGCGCAATTAACGGCGCTGGATTAACAAATGTAAGTGCTACAGTAAATAGTAAAAATCAATTAGTTATGTCACACGCAAATGGCGGTGAGATCCGTTTAGTTGAAGGTACAAATACTCCACTAGATAATATCTTTACACCGTTTGTATCAACTAATCCAGCTTCGACTGCAAATTTCTATTTTAGACCAGGTACTGATGTAAGTACAAGTCCAAAAGAGTTTATGGCATCGAATTGGAACGTACTAACATACACAGCAAAAGCAACTGCTCCAACTGCAACACCAGCAACTGGTGCGCTATGGTATAGTAGTGTAGTTGACGAAGTTGACATTATGATTCACAATGGTACAACATGGGTTGGCTATAATAACTTTGATCACCAAGGTGACGGAAACGTTGGCGCAAGTAGTGTACTAGACGAAAACGGTCCAATTGTATCAGCAGCAGCTCCAACAAAACAGAGCGATAATGCAACATTAATTCAAAATGGAGACATTTGGATTAGTACAGCAGATTTAGAAAATTATCCACAAGTATACAAATACAACGGTGATACTTCTAAATGGGTACTGCTAGACAACACTGATCAAACAACTGAAGCAGGTGTACTATTTGCTGATGCTCGTTATAACACAACTGGTGCAAATAGTGCTACAGCAGGAGCCATTTCAGAAATGGTTACTAGCGACTTCTTAGATCCAGACGCTCCAGATCCAGCATTATATCCAAAAGGTATGATTTTATGGAACACACGTAGAAGCGGCTTTAATGTTAAACGTTACGAGCGTGACTGGATTGATACTACAGCACTTAACGGTAGACAAAGTGACGCTTCAATGAGCGGTTACTATGCCAATCGTTGGGTAACTGAGTCTGCAAACAACGTAGACGGCAGTGGCGCATTTGGACGTAAAGCACAACGTAAAGTTATTATTCAAGCTCTACAAGCAGCAGTTAACAATAATGACGATATACGTGATGACGAATCAAGAGTGTTTAACTTAATTGCATCACCTGGTTATCCAGAACTAATTGGAGAAATGAATACTCTAAACAATGACAGAGGTTTAACTGCATTTGTTGTTGGAGACTCACCATTTAGATTAGCGTCTAAAACAACTGATTTACAAAACTGGGCAAGCAATGCTAACCTAGCAGTTGAAGACAACGATAACGGTCTAGTAAGTAGAGATGAATACTTAGGTGTTTATTATCCAAGTGGATTTACAAGTGACAATGCAGGTAACAATGTTGTTGTTCCAAGTTCGCACATGGCACTACGCACTATTGCATTAAATGACCAAGTTGCTTATCCATGGTTTGCACCAGCAGGTACAAGACGTGGTAGCGTAACTAACGCAACAGCAAGTGGATTTGTTAATGCAGAAGGTGAATTCCAGAGTATTGCACTTAACGAAGGACAGCGTGATACGTTGTATTCAAACAATGTAAATCCAATTACATTCATTAACGGTGCAGGACTTGTTGTATTTGGTCAAAAAACTAGAGCAGCAAACGCAAGTGCATTGGATAGAGTAAACGTAGCACGTTTAACTGTATACTTACGTAGTCAGCTTAAGAAACTTGCAAAACCATATATCTTTGAACCAAATGATAAAATCACCCGTGATGAAATCAAACAGCAGGTTGAAAGTTTAATGGTAGAACTAATTGGACTTAGAGCAATCTTTGACTACTTGGTTGTGTGTGATGAAACTAACAACACACCAGCAAGAATTGATAGAAACGAAATGTATGTAGATATTGCTATTGAACCAGTAAAAGCAGTAGAATTTATTTACATCCCGCTACGTCTTAAAAATACAGGAGAAATTTCCGGGTTATAATATCATAAAGTAGGGGGTTAATAATAATCCCCTACAAATGATAAATACTTGTGAATAGGAGTAATAAATGGCAATCTCATCATTATCAAAATTAACAGTTCCGTTAGCAACAAACGACAGCGCAAGCAGTCAAGGTTTGCTGATGCCGAAGCTGCAATACCGTTTCCGTGTAACATTAGAAAACTTCGGCGTCTCGACTCCGACAACAGAACTTACAAAACAAGTTATGGACATCACTCGTCCAACAGTTTCTTTTGATCCAATGGAAATACCAATTTATAACAGTAAAGTTTACCTTGCAGGTAAGCATACATGGGCACCAATTACGTTAAACTTACGTGAAGATGTTAACAATAACGTACAAAAATTAGTAGGTGAACAACTACAGAAGCAATTCGACTTTATGGAGCAAGCAAGTGCTAACTCTGGACAAGACTATAAGTTTGTTACACGCATTGAAATCTTAGACGGCGGCAACGGCGCAACAGGTGTAAATGTTTTAGAAACTTGGGAATGTTACGGTTGCTTTATAACAGAAGCAAACTACAACTCACTTGCATACGCAAACAATGAGCCAGTAAATATTACACTAAGTATGCAATACGACAATGCTATCCAAACTCCAGAAAATACTGGTGTAGGAACAGCAGTTGGCAGAACACTAGGAACAAACGTAACTGGTGGCGGTTAATATTTAAAACACAGATTGCTATTAGAATAGAGGGAGTATATTTTATACTCCCTTTTATTTTATGCGTAGTTTACGAATAGGATAAATACAATATGGCTAATCCTTTTAATGGTTTCTTTGATAATTTGTTTAGCGGCGCACTTAGCCCGAAAGGCAATCTTGGCGACTACCAACACGCTTCAAAAACCTTTGTAGATGGAAATTTTAGACTTGCTCCAAAATTTGACCATCTTTATCATGTTGTGCTTAATGTTAATCCAGAAATTGATTTAGTTAATTTTGGTGCATTTAATAATCTTATAAAACGTGAAATAAATTTATTGTGTTCCGCAGTTGATTTACCGTCCTATAATGTTAATACTGCTACTATAAATCAATATAATAGAAAAAAAGTTACACAAACTAGTGTTGATTATCAACCTGCAAATATGACGTGGATTGACGATAACGCAGGCATTAGTAACTTTTTATGGCAAAGTTATTTTAACTATTATTATAGTGATGCATCGCATGTGTCAAGCAATGGCACAGCACCTAATATCAAAGACCCAGCTTACGATCGTGAAGGCAACAAAAATACAGGATACGGCACAGGAGCAGTATTTAATAATAGGTTTGGATTAGACAGACCAGGCAAAACTGCAAACTTTTTTACAAGTATACAAGTATTTCAATTGCATCCGCAAGATGGCAAACCTACAAACACAAGTTTTACCTATATTAATCCTTTGATTGATAGCTGGGATCACAACAGTGTAGAAAGGTCTGCTACTAGCTTTAGCGAAAATAGAATGCGTTTTAGTTACGAATCAGTTATTATGGATCGTAACTTTACAAAAGTTGGCGTTACACCTAACACATTTGGAGAAGGGCGCTACGATACTGCTCCGAGTCCTAACAGTATAGCAGGTGGCGGAGCTAGTAGCTTTTTTGGCACCGGTGGTGTATTAGCCGGAACAAGTGCTACTGTGCAAAACTTACAAAATGGTAATGTGCTAGGTGCATTAATTACTGGCGCAAATACTTTTAGAAATGCAAAGAATTTATCGTTTAATAATTTAGCTAGTGAATTGATAGGCGCTGGAGAAGATATCATAGTTGATGCAATTGGTAATAATCAATTTCCGTCAAATGGAAATAAAAATGTAACTAATGCAAATCCAAAGGAATTTTAAATGAGTGACTTTTCAACCACAGACATAAATTTACAAGATTCAATATCATTATCAAAAGAAAAATTTCTCAATACAAAAAAAGAAAGTTTAAGTTTTCCAAGCAATCAAGTTGATGCAGTAGTTGGATTTTTTGAAAACAGAGGTTTTGATACACTAGCTTCAACTAGTGTAGCTAGTGTGCTACTAACGCAAGCAAAAGTTGACAATGCAAACGTAATGGAATTACTTGAACAATTAAAGGGATATGACAAAGTTAAGTTAACAAGTTTAATAGTTGCTATCTTAAATGCTAATAGAAGTAATATAAGCAAATTAGGATATAAGGCAATTGAAGCAGAAAACACTGATAACTTAGTAAGTAGAAATATCATGGTATAATGGCCAAGTATGCACAAGGCAAATATACGCTAAAAAATCCAGAAAAATATATGGCAAATAGACAACCGACTTATCGTAGTAGTTGGGAGTTTGCTTTTATGCGCTTCTGTGATGAACATCCTAGTGTAGAAAAATGGGCAAGCGAAGCTGTAAAAATACCTTACAGAAATCCATTCACAGGAAAACAAACAATATATGTGCCAGACTTTTTTATGGTGTACACT